CCTCACAAGCAAGAGGATAGTTAACTTTCTCTATCGCCAACCACATGTTCTTAAATAATTTTAATCTTGGAACACCCATATTAAATGCCATGTCAATAAGTACCATTTGTCGTACATCGTTAAGTTGATTTACAATTGGTTTATTGGCAAGTAACTCTTTTTCTACAATAGCTATGTCGTTCATACAGAGATAGTAGGCTTCTTCTTCTGTAAGACCGTTGTCGTAGATATCATCCATAGTTTTGTTTATGTAAGAAAGCTCACCGTCTGTGATACCTCTGTCTTCCAAGTTGCGACCTATACCTACCGTATCTATGCCAAGATGATCTTGGTAGACATTCAAAACTATTCCCTCATGCAAGGCAATCATCTTTACTAGTTCGTCACGGTCATACTTCATTTAAAAAACCTCATAAGTTTGTCTGTTGGCATATTATATCTAAGTTGTAATGCTTTACCTTGTTTATTTCTGTCTGACCCACTTAAAGTTACATTTAAAAAACCATCTCCCACTTGTGCGTTCCAGTTTAATTCGACATTAGACCTACTACCTTTTTGACCTTTAAAAAAGTTTTTGTTTATATCTATGCCTACTCTATTTCTTTCATCAATTTCATAACCTAACGCTGCACCTAATTGATTTTCAATATTTTTCCAAGTGCTTTCATAAGAATTAAAAGCATCACTTTCTGTACGGTTTCCTTTATTTCTAGTTCTAACACCATACATAGTTCCCTGCAAAGGGCCTAATGGAAATGATACATTACCAGATAATGTTTTAGATGTTTCAGTGCTTTTATATCTAGGTTTGTAAACTTTATCTATCATTTGTTTATTTTTATCTGAACGAGGAACTAATGATCCTGAATCTGTTGCTCCCCTACTACTATAATTTAAACTTCCTCTAACTTTAGATTTATTTAATTGTCTTAAGTCTAAATTAACTTTACCCTTTTTTTTTGTATTGGGCATATAGTTTGTATCAGGTTTTCGGATTGAGTTACTGTAGCTTGATGATGTCATGCTTAACTCTTTTTCTTTTTCTTAGGAAAACCTGCTTGCATATTTGCATACGCTTTAGCACTTATAGTTGACTTTTTCTTAGTGTTTGAAGTACCAGCCTTCTTCTTCTGGTTAATGTTGTAATACAAGCCTTTTTTAGCTGTCTTACCAGACTTAGTTTTGTGTGTTTTTATTGCCATGTTATTTTTTTCCCATTAGTTTCATTGCTTGACCTACACCTTTAATTCCAAATGAGCTACTCACAGCTATAAATAAAAGGTACTGATACCAATCAGGCAAAGTGTTAAGCACCTCAAAGCCTGTTCTTACGTATTCTGTAAATGATGGGATAAAAACTAGTATTGCTGGTAAAAGAAGAACAACCAAAGCAAATTCGTCTTTCCACGAGTTGTCTGTAGCATCAGCCATAGACTTCTCCCATGCAACTTCTCCTGTTGCTACCTTCTCGGCTACAACTGCTTTAGCTCTGGCTTGTGCTACTTTAGCTTGACCATCAGCTTTTACTTTCTCTACCTTGCTATTCATCCAAGAACCTGCAAGATTAGCTATAGGACCTATTAACGCTGTGAGCATGTGCATCCCTTTTTAGTAAATCTACTGTCAATCCATACTTTACCGTAGTACAAAATAAATAACCACATAGTAAACAACGCACCTTCTAGGTACGATAAATCATTCCAAGCATCTAACACCATATTTTCCACTAGACTCTCCCTTGCGACTTATGTAACATTCTTACATATCGTCTGTAAAAACTGTTGCTTATCTTGTTTAATATTTTAAATATTTGAAAATTAATCTGTGCTAACATTTCCACCTCTTCCTAGCTTGCCTTAGACGACTGTTAGGGTCTTTTGCCGCTTTAGGAAACTTTTTCATCTGCCCTGCACTTCTTGCACAATAGGACTTTCTACGTTTAGCAGCTTTACTTCCGGGTTTTACTTTGCCTGTAACTGCTGTCTTTAGCTTTGATCCGGGATTGTCCTTACGGTACTTGGCTACACCTTTTTTAGTCATACCTGCACCATCTTTGGTTTTGCGTTTATGACCACCTTTTATGGTGTGACCTTTCATTGTACCTTTTTCAGACACTATTTACCCCATAGTTTTTTTAAATAATTTTGTACCATTGTTGATTTTACAGCTAGATTGTGTTGTTTGTTGTTTATTGCATGAGCATTTACTTCATACAAGTTACGCAACACAAAACTTTGTTCATAACTAACATTGGTAGATAGCCAACCTATCAATGCTTTTCGTGACCCCTTTGTTACTTTGTTAACACTGTGGGGATATATGATTGGAAAGAATAAGACTTGACCTGCTTTTAATTTAAAAGGTATTTCACCTATTTCATTGTCAAGTACAAACTCTCCACCTTCATAATCGTCTGATAAACAGACCGTAAAACCGTAATCAAAATACACATGATTCATTTTAGGCTCTGCTTTAAAATTATCTATGTGCTTGTTGTAATAGTCACCCTCTGTATAATTGTTGTAAAAGTTTACCGATACACGATTAGGGCATATTACTGAGTCAACAAATGGATTATTTATTATCCGTGAAGCTACAAGGTTTCTTACCTCATCTGCAATTTGTATTGACTCTGTATTTTTTTTAACACCTTCTAATGGTTGTGTTTTGTTGCCATCTTCCATTGTTGGTGATAATGTAACACACTTATTTATATCTTCTTTGGTTAGTATTTGTAGTAACATCTACTTCTCCCTGCTGAGTTATGGCAGGATGCTAACACGGAAATTAAAAAGTGTCAAGAGGGCAAATTTCTCTGCCCTCCTGATTATTAGTTTAAGTACCAGTTGAAACTGTAGCAGTCTCTACAGGGTTTTTAGATATATCTGCTAAAACTACGTGTATTCTAAAACGTAGTGCAGACTCCCCTGATGATCCACCATCGAGAATTAACGCATCGATAGTGTCTGCTGAAGTTAAAACTCTAGCGTTAGCTCCAGAAGCACCAACGGCAGCTTCTAAAAATGGAGTAAAACCTGCAGCACAAACTGAACCGTCAACAAAACAGTCCACATCGCCACCAGTAATACCCACATCTAGAGTAATCTGTCCGTTACCTCTTGCTTCTAAAACTTCCAAAACACCTGAAACGATCATGGTATCGGCAGGAACGTCAATCAATTGAACAACGTCTCCCCCTGCACCACCATCTGCAGTGTCGTGTACTTTTGAGGTCATTACGTAAGGTCTTGCGACATTACTCGGATGACCTGCTGTTCCCCCATTAGGAGTTAAATCGTAAGTAGTCATTAGTTATCCCTCCTATGCAAAATCTATAACGCCACGAACAATTGCTTCTTGTCTTAGGACTTTTCTTCCAAAAACATGCAATCCTCGAACAACGTCAGAGAATGATTCAGTTGAACGTACCACTTCAGTCTTAGCGATGTGAGACGCTGTAGCCATAGCAGAAATGTGACCTGCAAGAACAACATTCTCAGAAGCATCTGTAGCTAATGTAGCTGACGCATCTGTTAATGTCACTTGGTCAATTCCACCAGTGCTGTTTAAAGCAGTAGTCTTATAACATCTAAAGCCTGCTAAAGTACCAACAGTTGCTAAACCATTTCTTAATGCAGAAGTTTGGTCGCCTGTTATGTTTACTTCAGCTATTTTATTTCCAGCTTGAAAAGCTTTCTGATAAAATATCGGAGGTGCTACGAACCATCTGTTTTCTTCAGGAACAGATTGATCGTCAAGAAGTCTAGCCATCGCAAGCATCATATTGATACCATTGTCGTCTGTCTCAACGTTGATAGGAGCATTAGCTGTTCCTATGTCACCTGCCGCAGCAGTAGTTGTTAAAGTTGTACCTGACACTGCAGAAGCTGCAATTCCAGCGGCATCTGACAGGTTTTGTAGAACGTTTGCATCAAACTTTCTTTTTAGTGCATATGCACCTGAAGAAGTTGCTAACGCTTCAAAGTTGACATGTGAATGTCTTTCTTCGATGTCGTCAATTTTAAATGCAAAAGCATTGGCTTGATCAACGGTCAATGTTATTTGATCGTCAGCCAAGTCTTGTGGGTTAACAACAGAACCTCTCTGGTACGCAGACACAGTGAGTGTTGGTTCTTTCATTATGTTAACAGTATCGCCAAAGTTCTCGATTTCGCCAGTATAGTCGGTATTCGTAATATCTTCTGCAACCTGACGGTAAATTTCCATACCCTGAACTTGTAGTAAAAGCCATTGTATTATCCTTCCTCTATTTGAGGTTAGTTTATTGAGTTATTCGCCCTTCTGCTCGTGCTTGATCGATTTCTTTTTCAAGTTTCTCAAACTCCCACGATTTCAGTCTGGCGATGTCGGACATCTTCCAAATCTTTCCTTTTTGATCTGATGTTGCAACGTCTTTTGGTTGAGTCTTAGTAACCGTAGCTGCCGCATCGTTTCTGCTAGATTTAGTAGTTTTTTTATTAGATATGCCCATTTCTGCTTTATAAAGGGATACGACTTTGCCTGCCCATTTAGCATCAGTATTGTTTTTGTAAATACCATCACTAAGCTGTGTAGGTTGATCATCGAGCCACTCAGTAAATTTTTCACTGGTTTTTAACTCACCAAAATCAGGGTGCGTGTGCATTAGTTCTTCATACGCTTTCTCTTTCTTAAGAGCTTTTTCCCTTTCTTTAACGACTTGGATTTCTTCTCGCAGACTAGCAACTGTTTGTTCAGTCTTCATACCTGAGACAGTTTCGACTACGTCAAAAACATCTGGGTACTTTTCCTTAAACTCCTGAAGTTCTTCTGCACTTTTTGGTGTAGCAGTACCTGCAGGTAATTGTTGCATGTTGTCTTTAATTGCTTGAATCTCATTAGACATCTGTTCACGTTCACTTTTAAACTCATTAAGTTTACTGTCATAATGTTTTTTTAGGTCATCATAACGTTTTTTGTAATCGTGTTCATCTGACTGCTTAGTTTCTGCAAAACTTGTACTTTCCTCTTGAGTAGCCACTTGTTCAGTGGGGTCTTGAGCTTGTACTTCGTCATCGTCATCATCTCTGTCCACTTCTTCACGGTACTTATTTTTGTAAAGATTTGGATTGTTAGTTACTCCAAAGGAGTCATTTGGTTTGTTTGCTCTCGCACCTTTTATTTGTTTTGCCATTGTTATTACCTCATTTATTGCAGTGCCACATGGCTGCGGGTAGCTGCTTCGGATGTCAGGGCCAGATATTACTGGGTAGCTGACTAATTCTTAAAATAATTTTCTAAGATAATCTAAAAAACCTCCATCATCACTGCGATCCTTTACCTCATCAGGTCGTTTCATAGGTAAAGGTATGTCGCTAGTTATTGGTGTAGAAGGTTTAAATTGTTCTGGACTGATTGTTTCTGTGCCTAGTTTTGTATCCATCTTAAAATCAGATGGTACATGATACACGTGTAAAACTTTTTTGTCTTTAGAATTAACTGTTCTAGTTGTTTCTTTAAATTCTTTTCTGTTTACTTTGCCTTTGTACCAACTACTTCCTGAAGTATTAGGATTCCAAAAAAACAAAGCGTTGTTGGTAAAATCTTTTCTAGCACCTGCCATAACTTCTTCAGCAATGTTTCTTACTCTAAGGTAGGTGTCTTTATCTTTCTTAAATCTTTTTATAGTTTCTCTGAACTTTGTAGGCTCGTAAGCATTGAACTCAAATATTTTATCTTTTTTACCATAAGTTCTTGTTATCTCGTTGTATATATCTTTGCCGAAACCCGGATAGTTCTCTGCGTTTGCTCGGTTTATTAAAACGTGAGCTGCACCTTCAAGTCCTTCATCCCCTAAGTTTTTAGCTTCTCCCCACATAAGTATGGCTAAAGCATCAGCTAATGGCATTTTTTTAGCAAGTTTCATAGTTGCCTGTCTTGCTAATTGTGGAGTTGCGTATTTTTCTTTGTAGGAGTTGGCAACTTTGTCTATGGTAAATACGCCATTACCTGTGGCAAAACCTTGACCAGCTTGTACTTTCTCTTGGTCACCAGCTTTTTGTCTGCGTGTTACTTCACGCTTACCTTTATTGTTAATTTCTTCTAGTTTGTCGTAGCCAATAACTTTTGCTACATGTGGTGGAACTACAACTTCACCACGAGAGATTTGTATATCTAACTCTCCTCTACTTGGTATTTTACCAATTCTAAAGTTTTTGTCAACCCCTATATCTCTAGTCATGGCTTTTTCGTAGCCTTCAGCTAACATTTTCTGTATACTTGGTGATCCTTCATACTCTACGGCAGGTGCATTAATTACAAATGTACCGTCTTTTACTTTGAGAGGTATGTCGTCTGCAATGGTTGTTTGATCACTGTAATTTTCTGGAGGACCCCCAATAAACCCTGCAGGTTCAGCTTGACCCTTGCCGCCTAACGCAAAACCTTTTCCTACTTTTCCTCCATAACGTGTTGAATCACCAACTCCTGAAGTTGAAGCACTACTGTCTGGTCCATCACTATCATTGTTCTCACCGAAACCATAGCCACCACCTAATCCACCTGTTGAACCTACTGCTCCTTGACTAGTTGACACTGACGTTCCTACTGATGGAGATAGACTAGGGGGAGTTTTGCCACTTAAAGCATTTTGAATACTTTGTTGAGCATTAACATCAGTCTCAAGACCCATGCTATTTGCTCCTCCTGCTGATTCGTTATCCCTAAATTGTTTTCTAGCTAGAAAATCAACAGTAAATTTTTCGTTTTTAGGTTTACCCCAAAAATTATTATTTTTACGAACTTTTGATAAGATGTCAGTAAATTGTTTGGTAGTAATACCATATCCTTTTGCAGCTTTTTCAGCTTGTGCCATAGTTCCAGTTCTTGACGAACCATTTATACCATGATGAAATCCATTGTTAGAGTACCCCCCAAATGTCTGTCCTCCAACAGTGTCAGTTCCCATAGCTAGGCGTTCTCCTCTTTCTGTTTGATTATTATATCCTCTAGTAGTAAAACCCTTACTAAGTGCTTCTAAGTTGCTTAATTGTTCTATTGACAAGTTTGTAGTTCCAGTCCAAGTTTTTCCTAGAGGGGCCCTGCTTATTAATTGACCATTTGTAGGATCATATCCAAAATAACCTACTGCTCCTCTTTGTGAATATGGAACGTCTAAATTTGCGTTCATAGCCGCTAGACTTTGTGCTATGTTATTACTTTGCATGGAAAAGTTTATATCCATAACTGTGCCTAAAACAGCGTGGTTAGGTCTATATGAAGGATTTCCAAGTGGGTCTTGAACTGTTGTTCCTGTTGCGAATCCAGATAGTAAACTTGTAGCTATAGGGTTAACTCCTAACAACCCTAGTCCTTTTTTTGCAGCACTTACAGCTAGAGCTTCTCTTCCTTTTTCTGTTGTAAAAGTACCTACTATATCTGTTTTTGCTTCCTTCCCACTTTGGGGCATACTAGCAAGAGATATTCCGAAATTTTTACTTAGGAAACTTTGACTCCTATCTTTAAAACCTGCGTTTTGTAAAGATGTATTGTAATCAACAAAACTAGCATTAATATTACTAAGAGAGGAAGAACTACTCAGTGCGTTCTCAACTCCCGAAGATAGGTTTGCCATGTTGGACATAACATCACTATCTTGTCCTTCTGGTTCATCAAATCCAACTTGAGTTATATCAACTTCACGTTTTTCATCTTCATCAGGAGATTTTACTCTTGACAAATCTGCTTTGATGCCTGTAGTATCTAAACTTTGATCATAATAATCAATGTATCCCGTTCTGTAATCTCTTCGAGATACTTTTTCTTTATTCCTGTTAGGTTGTCCAAAAAAATCATTAGCGAAATCTAATGTTTCAAAGATACTAGACATTCTTTATAACTTCCCTGTGGCTATTCTTCAAATTGAGGAGCATTTCCAGTAAAGCCAGCTTCCCCTGCAGTTGGCGTAGCTCCGACTCCGATTGTGCCATTACCAGACCCTTGACTGTCAGTTCCTTCAGGTCGTTGAGGTACTCCACTAGGTTGACCCATTCCTTGCTGTTGATTATTGGGGTTAGCACCCTCGCCTGTTCCTTGTTGAGCATCTGCCATCATTCCTTTCAACATCTCTGCGTATATCTGAGCTTCGTTTGCATCGTTGACTAAACTATCAGGGTCTATATCTTGTGCAATTGCTAATTCCCTCATTAAATTTGGTATTTTTATAAAAGGTGCTAACATAGGGTTTGCTACCGTTTGCAACAGAGAGGTCAATCGCTGACTTCTTACTTCTTTTTGCATTACCGCTGCAACCCCACGAGGTTTAATTTCTAAGTCACCTTCTATATCATCTACATTTTCATTAAACTGCATATTCCATTGAAAGTATGCTTCACCGATTGGTTTTAGCAAATTATCGTCTATATTCTTTATAACTGTCTTCATTGCAAGACCTGCAGAACCCATAAGCATTGATAAACCTGCTGCAGTTCTACCTGTTCCTGTTACTCCAGTTTGTCCGTGCATAATTGACGGTATACCAGTTTCTTCATCTGCAAGTTGGCGAGATATCTGGTACATCTGTATGTTTTCGCCTGCAGTGTTTGGAAACTTAAGACCGTTGATTGCAGTTCCTGTTACACCTGACTGTCTACGGAATATCTTTCCGGGAAATATATCCATGTTCTGTCCGGGAACTAAACTTGCTTCGTCTACGTCAAACACAAGGTTACCTGCAAGTGCCAAGTTATCAATAGCCATTCTTACGTGACCATTCATAAGCAACTGTGCATCTTCCATGTTCTCTGCAACGCCAACTCCCCACAATTGATAGGGATTTATTTCAAATGGAAATGCTTGAAAAGGTATTCTAGCAGGAGTAAACGGATTTGCTACACATCTAATGACCATGCTACCACACACCCACACGTTTACTTGTAGCTGATCAAATTCAGACATCTCATTCACGCCATCCATACCAACTTCATCGGCATATTTCTTGTCAATGACTCCCCAGTACTCAAGAACTTCAAATCTGTTCTCTTGGTAGTAGGGTTCAGTCTCGTCTTCTCTGATAGTATCTTCGTAGTACTTGTCTTCGTAGTTTGCACCTTTAGCAAGACACTCTTCGATTGCTGCTGCATCAAAATAAGGTCTTTGTATCAAGCCACGTAGTTGTTGACGATTCATACGATGTCTTTGTATCACATATTCACAATCTTCAATGCTTGTTGCAGATGGATCAGGATGAAAATCCCACACGGATACGTATTCTATACGTGGTACTATTTTTTCGTAAGGAACGTAGTTTCTTTGTCCGTTTTCATCTCGTTCCCACTTGTGTACTCTTTTGTAAAAGTTAAATGGACCTTTGATGATTCCTGTACCTAAAAGAGACGCTTCAAAAATAGCCTGTCTAAATACATTTACTGCATTGGTATCGAGAAGCTGATCGTGAATACACTTCTCCATTCGTAGTGCCATCTTCTGTGCAGGTTTAACTTGTGGCTCTGCCATTTTAGCAGGACCTTTAGCTAACATGTCTGGAAATTCCTCATCGTAACTTCCAAGTTTGTGAGGTTGATCAGCCTGTAATGCTCCGGGTGGAACTTCTCTTCCGTCTCCTTCAAACCCATATGGGTCTACTGTTTGATCTTCATCGAGGGGTGTCTTCATGTGAGCAAACTCTTCTATACCTTCTGGCATAGGAGTAGGTTCAACAACCACTGGAAACTTCTTGTTAGCAAACAGAATATCTATTATCTGTCCATATGCTGCAAGAACCTTAGTTTTTGTTATTTTAATGAAGACTTTGGAACGTTCAGAATCACGATATTGTGTCGTTGAATCGTAGATACCCCTGAAGTTTTTAAAAGCTTGTAACCATCTGTGTTCATGGGTGCGTCTCCCATTCTCAGAATCTTCAAACTTCTTTCTTACGTAACCTGCTAGTCCGGGCATTTGCTCGGATGGATTAGCTATAGGTACGCCAGTATCATCTTCAGGTTGAAGAAAATTATCAGACATATATTTACCTTACTTAGAAGTAGTTTTTATCGTCAGCCATTGTGTTGAAAGAAGCTTCAACAGTTGGTTTAGACTGTTTTTTTGGCATATCAGATTGCAAATCGTAGTTGCCCATTGTTGTATCAAAGTCTTTACCTTCACGAGTTAATGGAGCATCTGCTGCATCGTAAGATGTTTTATCGGAGTTCATTATGTATGAAGGTCCGTAGTTGTAGTTATTGTCTGGCATGACTGCCCTCCTATTTAAGTTGTTTGTAGTAGGTCTTGATCTTTTTCACCATACTTACTCATAAAACCTTGAGACGTAGGTGAACCCATTTGCTGATTTCTCATTACATCAGCTTGGGAGATAAACCCTGCTTCTGGGTCTAAATCTGTGTCAGTCATGCTAGCGTCTTCTTGCATAACTCTTAATGCTTCGGGTGGAAGTGTTTCTGGATTTGCTGTATCAGGAATATCTTCGGCTTTCGGTGCATTTGGATTTACTTCAGGTGGCTTATCTGAACCTTCTCCTGCAGGACTAGGACTAAGTAACATGTTAGGCAGCATTGAAACTGCTCTTGAACCACCTTCTACTGCTACATCTCTTACCGTTTCTGCTGCGGCACCTAACCCTGAAACAACTGGGCCTCTTCCCTGTTCTCTGTATTTATCATAATCAGCTTTGGCTTCGGCAACTATTCCTGTAACTCCTATAGCACCTAAAACAGCTTGTGTGCCACCACCTAAAGTTATTCCCCACTTAGCTAACTTTTCTTTCAACCCGTCAGACAAGTCATCTGGAGATGCAGGTGCATTGAGTAGTTTGGATTCTGCTTTTAGTTCTGCTCTCACTTTTTTCTCAGCTTCCTTCTTTTTGATATCTTCTACCATTGTGTCTTGTGAAGCTATGATACGTTCTTGTCTTGCTTTATCCCTAGCAGTCTCTGACTCATATAATCTTACTTGAGCTTCATTAAGTTGTGTTTGTTGAGTTGCTGTTAGTGTTTGCTTTTGTATGTCTGTTAATTCTGTCGCAGACTGCTTTACATCTTCTTTACCAAACGTGTAAGGGGAAGAATGAGGATTGTATGCTTTTCCTTCAGTAAACCCTTTTGATGTATTTGGAGAACGTGCAACAAACATATCATTTACGGTAGAGTTACCTAAGTTAAGAGCTTCTGTCTTAATTAAGTTATCTGAGATTTCTCCAACTCTAGGGTCGGTTATAACGCCTACATAACTTTGCTCAAGCAAATCACCTTGTGCAGTAACTGTCGCTCCTGCGTGACCCATCCACCCTTTGACTAAATCTCTAGGGTATTTAAATTCATCAACTAATTGTCTTGCTAGTATTTTTCTTAAAACTTTAGGGGTAGCTTTACCACCACCTTTACCGTCTGACGGAAGTGAGTCACTAAACTCAGCTTCTAAAGCAGGCTTTACGTGTACATTCCACACTTTCTCTGTAGTGCCTTTAGTAGTAGCAAATAAGTTTTTAGTTGAAGGATCGCTACCTGCTTCTCTTGCTAGAGCTTGTGCTTTTTTACCAGCTAAAAATTGTGCGAACGCACCTGTGTATTTAACAGCAGGGCGTGTTTTAGTTTTACTTTTCTTTTCTGCTATATTAACAACAACATTACCATTTGGGTCAGTGCTTACAGCAAGATCAGTTATTTTTAAACCTTCTTTACCTATGTTTGTTTCAACTCTTTGACCTGTGTACTTTTCGTAGATTAAATAGTCTTTTGCTTCTTGATTAATTAATGGGTCAGATAAAGCTTTGTTGTATACCCTGTCAAAGTCACGAGAGTAGATTGTTCCTCTCATTGGGTCTTTAGGTCTGTCTTGGACTCCTTTTAGACCAAAAGCTTCTTGAGCTAAACCACCTTTACCAGAAAGCTTCTCGTAGTTTACATCGGTTACTTTTGCCGATCTCAAACCTTTACTGAGTTGATTTTCAAATACACTGTACTCTCGCCACCTGTTTGTAGGCTCTTCTAGAGCGTCTGAAAATTCTTTAGTGTTGTATGTGTCAAAAAACTTAGAATCTAAATCTACAGCTACATTGTTTTTTAAACCTCTTATTGTATCTGGTTTTTCTGTATCTTTTCTGGCTGCAACGTAATCAAAAGCTTCACCCACAGTTAGTGAACGATCTTGTACCTTCTGTTTGAATAATTCTAAATCCATTTATTAATATCCGAATGTTTCATTTTGCACCTGATAGACCTGAGCCTTGATGCCATTAAGCGTTTGATGAATCGCTGCATACCCTGTCATCCTTGTCATCAACATATACCTCAGTGCATCGTATGCGTGATC